AGATGACTGTAACATTGGTTGGCTAGTAACAGACAAGTTCATCGAACAATTAGAGGCAGGTGAGGAAGAAGCTGTTAGTCGATACCAACGTGCACTCAAAGTTAAGATGGTAACAGGTAAAGGTTACTTTGTATTTATAGATAGAATGAACAGGGCTAATCCAGAGGCATACAAGACTCATGGTTTAACTGTAAAGGCTTCTAACCTATGTACAGAGATAACCCTACCTGCTGATGAGTTCCATACCTTTACGTGTGTACTCAGTTCTATGAACCTAGCTAAGTATGATGAGTGGAAAGATACAGACGCAGTACAAAATGCTATTGTATTCCTAGACTGTGTAGCTGAAGAGTTTATACAGATGGGTAGAGGTATTAAAGGTTTAGAGAAAGCAGTGCGCTTTACAGAGAGTGGTAGGGCTTTGGGTCTAGGTACACTAGGTTTCCACAGCTACCTACAACAGAACATGATTGATATTGAATCAATGGAAGCACATATGCTAAACTCTACTATCTTTAGAGACATCCAGAAGGAGGCTAAGAGAGGCTCTGAGTGGCTCGCTAAGACGAAGGGAGAGCCTAAGTGGTGTAAGGGTACAGGGGTACGTAATACACACCTCCTAGCCATTGCTCCTAACAGTTCTAGTGCACTTATTTGTGGTGGTGTTAGCCAAGGTATTGAGCCTGTATATAAGAATGTGTTTGTACAGGGTAGCCCAGCAGGAGAGATTAACCGTATCAACCCTGTGTTAGTAGACTTGATGAGAGTTAAAGGAGTTTATAACGATGATAACATCAATGCTATTATAGCAGACAATGGTTCAGTACAGTTGGTAGACTGGCTAACTGATGAAGAGAAGGTAGTGTTCAAGACTTCCTTTGAGATTAACCAAGAGGTATTGATTAGGTTAGCTAGTGTAAGGCAGAAGTTTATATGTCAAGCACAAAGCTTAAACCTATTCTTCCCAGCAGATGCTCCAGAAGAGGAGATTAGTAGAGTGCATAAGCTGGCGTTTAAAGATAAGTATATTAAGTCCCTGTACTACATACGTAGTGAAGCAGGGGTTCGTGGTTCAACTGGAGAGTGTGTAGCTTGTGAGGGTTAGAGTATGATAGATAAAGATGTAAACGACCTAGCTAATGCAATGGAGGCAGACCCAGTACGCTGGGCTAAGAACTACCTTGAACTGAGAGAGTTAGTTAATATTTTAGAATCTCAGGTAGGTGCAATGCTAGGTACAAAAGAAAAGGTTCACTAAACTATAGGCAAAAAGAAGCCCCCTTGGAAAATATCCTTGGGGGCTTTTTTGTAGGTGTGTATTACTTACGATGTCTTGCAGTTTTCTTAGCTACCTTCTTTGGTTGCTTAGATACTTGCTTACCTGCCTTTGTGTCCTTGCGCTTCTTAGCACTAGTCGCAGCATACTCTTTCTTAGTGAGAGCTTCTCTAGCTTTCTTAGGTAGGTATCGTTCACCTGTTGCTTTACTGCCTTGGGTACTAGGCTTCCCTGACTTCGTACCCCAGTCCTGCTTAGTCCACTTCTTCAAACTCTTCTGTGATTTCTTGAGAGCCATATTATTTATAACCCCCACCTTTAGCTTTGTATTCCTTAGCTAACATCTGAGCTTTCCGAGCAGACCATTGACCAGCCTTACCACCTTTAGAACCTGATTTAATCTTGTTGAATAAGTTCTTACGCATAGTAGGCTTGGTGTAGTTACCTGCTTTATTTACTGTAGACTTCTTAGCCGCCATAGTTAGATTGCCTTATAAGAGTTGTGACCTTCAGGCATTGTATAACCTGCTTGCTCATTAATCTTAGCAGCTATTTGTAACTCACCTTCAGTAGCAAAGTCTCTATCCCAAGTAGCTAACTTCTTCTTCATCATAGCATGATATAGGGGTGGGAACAGTGCTACTACGAACTCAGTAAAGTAACCACAACGTGCATTAGGAGAACCCACTTCATCTAATTCCCAGAAGTGTGTTTCCCCACGGTCATGATGGTCACCTTGTCTACCTATCTCTATAAAGAACCAAGCAGAGAATAAGTTAGCGTTATCCCAAGAATGACGGTAGTCAATAGGTTGACCTTTCTCACGGATAAGACCGTAATGTTCCATGTAGTTCAATGCTTCTAACTCAAAGTTAGAGATTGTCCATACTAAGAACATAGCAGCGATACCAACTAAACCACCAGCCCATGCGAATAATAACATAGTAGGTAGGCTCATAAGATAACCTTTAATCCAACGATTATCTAGGCTTACAAAACGTTTACCTAGTTTAGCTAACCGTGTACGTTCCATGCCGTACAAGAATTTAGATTGACCCATATGAGACAACCAGAAGTGACGGTAGATAGAACGACCACGAGGAGACGTAGCAGGATCATCTTCATGTGCTAACTCTAAGTGATGGTTGTACACGTGAGCATACGTAAAGTGAGATGAACCACTTAAACCCATCATAAGACGAGAGATAACGAAGGCGAAACCTTTAGTATGAGATAACTCATGGCCATAGATAATGCCGATACCTGCGAAGATACCTGTTGAAATTGCAGCACCAACAAGTTCTACACCTGTGATACCCATCTGTACAGGTAGACCTAGCATTGTAGTCATTTCTAGGGGTACAGCATCAACGTACTGCATTACACGCCATGCTAACACTACTTGCAATAGAGCAAATACAGGTAACATTACGTACATTACAGCGTTTTGAAGTGCTGGCATACCCATTGTATCACCACTCTCATCAAAGCCTGCACCCGGTGGGTTTATATTCATTGTTGCAGTATCAAGAATAATACCAACACCAAACAATGCAACACCAACCCATACAAAAGCACCACCCATTACAATACTAAGCACAGTAACAATGATTAGTAGTGGAGCCATCCAATATCTCATATTAACTAAAAGTTTTTTCATGATATATTACCTTTAAATTTATTTACGTTTTTTAGTAGTACCTTTTTTAGCAGCTTTCTTTGCAGCTTTCTTACCTGCTGCTGTATATGGGTACTTCTTACCTTTTACCATTGGCATTTAATTATTTCCTCCTATTACCATTTAACTTTATCAGCCCAATAGGCTGCACTCATCTTACCTTTACTAATGTTCTTGGCGTGTCTAGCCTTGAACGACTTCTTCCTAGCTTTCTGTGCAGCAGTCTTAGGACTCTTACCTGCACCACTTACTCCTTGTTGACCAAACCTGATGGTCTTAGTTTTGTCGCCTTCCTTGGCTACAACCACATGAGACTTTGTAGGATGATTAGGTGTACGTTTAGGTTTGTTATAACCTGATACACCTATCTTACTTAGCTTACTATCTTTCTTAGTTGCCATATTATTGTACCTCTTGTTGACCTGCTAACATCCCAGATACAGCAGGTGTGCTGACATTGAGTCCAGAACCTAACCTTGCAGATAAAGCCCTCATAGCATTTTGAGTTGATGTCTGTCCTGCAACTGCTCTCTGACCAGCTTGGCTAGCAAGACCTCTAGCACCTAATGCACCAACAAGCACACCTTGTGTAGCATTTGACAAGATACCTTCAGCAGAAAAATCACCACCAACCAAAGTACCAAGAAAACCTGTGGCAGCCAACTGGGCAAATATAGAACTTGGTCTTGCAGAAACCGACTCCATTCTAGATAACTCTTCTTGATTTCTTTTTAAATCGTTTGTCAACTCTTCGATCTGTCCTCTGTTTGCAGCAATAGTTTTTTGATCTTCCATACTTTTTTGTTGTTTTCTAGCCAACTCTAAATTATCTTTCTTAGCCTTTCTAAGTCTGGCAGTCTTTTCTAAACCTAACCTCTTCATCTGATTAGATTTTAGTTTGGTAGCATCTTCTACTGCGTCTTTTATACTACTTGCAACACCTTCTTCAGCTTGTTTAATTTTATTAGCAACATCTTCGGCTTCCCCTCTTAATACACCCTTACCCCTACGCAACAATGTTTTATTATTTTTACCTATAGACTTAACCCACTGATCCGCTGTAAATGCACCCCTATTAGCAGTGTCTGAGGCTGAAGTAACAGCATCCCTAAGAACGACAACATGAGCGTAGTTTTTAGATTCTTCTTTAAAGTTAGTCAACGCCTTGCCCTTAAGCTGCACTTCCACAATATCATCTAAACTATCTTTAATTTGAGTAAAAATAGTTTGTCTAGTTTGATCTTGTTCTTTTGATGCAGCCTTAGCTATTTGATTTCTAACAGTCATTAAATCTTTACCTGATATCCAATTACCTTTACTCATCTTATCAGATACAAAGCCTACGACATTTTCAGCCTCTTTAATTTTATCAGTATCAATTCTAACACTGGGGTTGTCTTTTAAAATTTTGTTTAAGTCGTCTGTGAGCTTGCTAGGGCTAACTCTAAACTTCCTATCAGTAACCATTTTATAAGATTTACTTTTCCATAAACCATCTATCGTGTTCAAAGCTTCGTTTACAGTAGGTGCTGATAAAACTTCTACTATATCTTCGTTTGTAGACTCAAAAGGCATACTTTTAGTTATAGCGGTCTGCCTAAATGTTTCCTCTAATTCTTTAGTAGCTACATCAGCGTTCTTAGCCTGAATCAATACTTTTTTGTTTAAAAAATCTTCATTAACAATTTCTTTACCTTGTGATAACTTATCTTCTATGCTTTCTTTTAAGCTATTATAATTATCTTGTCTTACCTGTTTAGTTTGAGTGAAGTCAGTTTTAACTTTTTCTATTGCATCTTGTGCTACTGCTTTTTTATTTCTTAGTGCTTTATCAGTATTGTTTATTGCACTGTTCAAAGGCTTCAGGTATTTATTTTGTTGAGACATTATCAAGGTTTCACCCCCGTAAGCTGCCCCAACAAGATCCCTATAAGCCCTACCTAAAAAAGCTTCTCCCTCTTTATCATAATCAGCCGCCAAAGTAATAGGTTTAAAATCGTCACCTTTACCCAAAGCTGTACTAATTCTTTGTTTAGCTAATTGATTCCACCCAAACCCACCTGTCTTTAATGCTATCGAACTACCTAAACCAAACTTAGCACCTTCCTTAGCACCCTCTAGTCTATCTCCAGTATCAGCAGCACCAGCCCCAGAAACAGCACCTATACCTGCTGACGCACCTAATGCTTGAACACCCTTAGCAGTTCTAGCCCCCATGCCAATAGACTGTAAGCCCTTAGTAGCTGCCGCAGCACCTTTAGTAGCTAGTGCCCTACCTACACCCACAAACCCAGTACCAATACCACCAGCTAAGTTTAATGTCAGTGATGCTGCTGGGTAATCTTCTCTGTACTCTTGCTCCTCTGCAACCATAGTTTTAAATAGTTGATCGTATGATTTGTTATAATCTTCACCTTTAGAAGCGGCAACAGTAGCACCTATACCTGCTAATGCCTCTGTACCCCACCCAAATAAAAGACCATCAAGAACCATCCTTCCTGCAACAGCAGGGTCTTCAGTCCAACTACCATCTTCTAACTTAACTGCATCTGCGCTTTTATCAAGTGAAGATGACTGTTTTTCAAAAATACTAGCTAATTCTTGCTCGGTGGGAGGAGAATCACCCTCTAATTTGAGGGTTAGACCAGTTTCTTTATCTTGTACTGTATAAACAGGCATCTTATCGGTCTCCTACTACAACCGTAAATCTACTAGAAGTATCACCCTCACCACCACTAGGTGGAGGAGTGCTATTTGTTTGATTCTTTAACTCTTCATCTGATAGGTTTTTTGGAGAGTCAAAAGAATCCCACCTTGCATCAAACTCCTTATTAATATCTGCACCAAAACCAGCTCTAATTCCTCTCTCATGCGCTTGAGCTATCTCATACATACGATTAATAGCAATCATCTTTTCTCGCTCAGTATTAAAAGAACCTGTAGCTAGTTCTGTTTTAAGTCTTTCAAACTCAGGGGTAGATACAGCAGCACCAGACCTATTCTTCAGTGTTATGTTTTGTAATTGTGCTACTAGTTGTTTATTGCGAACTTCTTCAGTGGTACTTGCAAAACCGGGGACTTTAGACTCTATGAAACCTAATCCGGGAACATCTTTACCTTTATCAATAATGTTTTCTTTAATCTGTTTCCAAACGGGTTTATTTGCAAGTATATCAGCCCTAGTTAAGGAGGAACTTAATTCAGTCACCCCATTGTTTATTCTAATAATCTCCTTATTACCAGAAGATATAGTGATGGGTTCAGTAGTACCAATTAAATCAACCTTCGTTATAGCACCTGAGGTTGGATCTGTAAATATTTTACTAGTCCCGTAGGCGAGCTCAAAAGCTCTGTCTGGATCTACTCCTCGATCTATAAGTTCGTTCGTTTTCCTTTGTGCTGCTGACTGACTCTCCTTATCCATTTTCTTAGAATCCATCCAATCTTTTACGGACATACTATTAAACAGGATAGCTTTCTGAACCTCTGGTGGTGCACCTAGGCTTTTAGCGTATGCTGCCTCAGCTTCCATGCCACTCTTATCTGACTCAGCTGTCCCCCTACCCTCAAGAATCTTTTGTACTTCCGCCACTTTAATATCTGTATCTCCTAGTGAAGCAAGATCAGGGTACTGTCCACTGACATCCTCAAAGAAACTTTTTCTGGCTTGTAATTTTTGATCTTCTTTAGCCTCTTTCACCTGTGCCTCTTTAGCTAGTGTGAGAGCCCTTAAAGCGTTTTGAGAGTAGCCAGCATCATTAAAACTTTTTGCTACCCTATTATAGAACTGGGATTGTGGCTCTCCCTCTATAGGCTTTAAAGATTGTGTAAGTTGATTAGCTCTTTGCATTTGTCCAGCTACTTGTTCTTCTGGGCTATCTGCAAATAACTTACCACCAAGTAAGCCTAAAATCTTACCTACGGCATTTGCTGTACGCTCTCCCCTAACCTTGTATTGTCCCGGTTGGTTAAAGGCTTGCATAACATTTTTACGAGTTGCATCCTGCCTCTCCTTTAGTATTTCTTCTGCTGATTTAAAATCAAATAGTCCAGCCATTTTATAATACCCTATATATGTTTAATTGTTTAGGTTAGGTGTGTGTGTTTAGGAGACTCCCCCAAAGACCTGTCCTCCAGTCATACCCGTGTTAAAGTCACCTGTGAAGCCGCCGCCACCGCCTAAAGTTTTAGTACCTGCTAGAGCAGCTTCAGACATACCACCTGTAACGTATGCAGCCCCTACCCTTGCAGCACCTTCTAACACTTGCCCTAGTAAATCTGGCTCTTGAGGAGTTGCTTGTGCTATAGCAGCAGCAGCCTGTTGTCCTTGAGCAAATGCACTAGCCCCTTGAGCAGATGCAGCACCCCTTGCTTGTTCAGCAGTAAGACCGAGTTTCATAAGCTCTGCTTCTCTTGCAGTAATAGCCTCACCAAACCCAAGCATACCAGTAGAACCAGTAAGTAAGTTTTGAGCGCGTTGTTGCTGCATTGCTTCATTAGTACCAAAGATACCAGACTCAATACCATATGCTTGTTTTTGTTCACCAAGTGCTTGTTGTCTTGATTGAGCAGCTAGGTTGGCTAACGTCTCAGATTGCGCTCTACCGAGTCCAAATGCATCAGGACTTACCATACCACCTGCACCTGCTCCAGCAGCCTCTCCTGCAAGCATAAGACCCATACGACCACTGCCAAATAAGTCTGATTGTAGTTTTTGTCTTTGCTGTGCAAAAGCTGGTTCTAGTAATGCAGACTGCTCTCTGAATATATCAGATGTACGCCCTGCTAAATCTGTATCAAATGAAAACTGTGCAGCCTCTCTTCCATAGGCTTCAGGAAGTTGAGACATAAGACCTGAGACACCACCATAACCTGCCTGTTGTATCCCTTGTAGTGTTGGGTCTAAGGTAGTAGACCAAGCATTATTTTCTTTATCGTATTCTGTACTACCTACACCAGTCGTTAAAGTATAAGGTTTAAATACAGCATCCTGAGCCATCTTAGCTGCTCTAGGGTCAATTTCTGGAGCATCTCCACCTTTTCCGCCACCACCCATTACACTATCTCCTGTACTGGTAATTCATAAAATGTAAAACGAGATTTAAACCCGTCATTCTTAAATACTTTGCTCCAACCATTACGACCTAATGATTCAATAATGTCACAACCAGTTGAATGGGCAAAGCCTTGTATAGTCTTTAACATATCTTCTTTCCACAATTCTAATTCTGTACCACCAGTAAAGTGCATAATAAGAGACTTTAACTGTGGGTACTCCATAGGCTCTGTAATAACAAAACCAAATATCTTATCTTCTTCGTGAGCAATCCATAATTGTTGGTTAGGGTTTTTCTTTACAGCGTTACGAATATCATTAGCTGTAAACCTACCGTAAGTGTATTCAGCACAACCTTCAAAGTATTCTTTTACTCTGTGCCAAACTACGTCTACTTCTTGATTAGGGAAATGTGTGATTTTCATATTAGGCTGTACGCTTCCACATATATACAGTGATATATGGCTGTAAGTTAGCATCAGTACCACTAACACCCTCTGTACTATTGGCTACAGTAATACCTGTAACGGCAGATGCGGTAGAAGTACTAGTGCCTAATCTAGTAAACTCGCTTCCGTTCCTGTCGTCCTGCTGGCTCGATGCTGTCGTGCCATTCACGCTGTGAATATGTCCGGGGTCTGTTACTGTAGCTGTGTGGGTGTGGCTAACAAGAACAGCATCAGCACTACCACCAGTCTCTTCAGCAGAATCAAAATTAGTATTACTACTATCAAAACCTACAGGGACACGACCTGCACCAAATGATACCCAAGTGCCAAAACCTATAATTGTAGAGGGGTTAGCAGAGTTTGTAGCATTGGTATAAACAGAACCTATTGGATATATAGCCTCTAAAGCAGCGTCAACCACAGATTGGTAATTAACCAATGCAGTAGTTACAAACTTAGTAGTAGCTAATTGTGTTGTGTTAGTGCCAGCCCCCGCTGTAGGTGCAGAAGGTGCGCCTGTTAGTGTGGGGCTATTTATATCTGCCTTAGTATTAACAGCAGTTTGGATAGCGTTATACTCATCATTGATTTCTGTACCACTTACAATCTTTAGGGGGTCGCCTGTCAATAAGGCATCCTTAGAAGCAAAGTCTGTGGATTTTACATAATTACTCATATTTTATAATACCTTTATTGTGTTCTTCCAGATTTAATAAATACATCAAGTCTTTGAATACTGAGTGGCGCACCGTTTATCTCTGCTTCAAAGCCACCTTGGATAACTGTACCACTACCACCTACTGAGTTACTTACAGTTCTAATACTAATACCGCCTGTGTACTCTGCCACTGTATACTCATCTTCACCGTAGTAGTAGGGTGTACCCTCACCTTCGATGACGTAAGGATAACTAAAGTATTTAGTAGAGTAGTCAAAACCCAGTTTAGTTACGAATGTTTGATTGTCTGGTGCAATCAATGTCACGCTTAATCTCTTGGCTATCTTAGTTATATTACTGTTGCCTAAGTCAAAGTAGTTAGTGTAATACTTAAAGTTAAATGCACTACCATTATCTTGAGAACCAAAGTATTCAGCTAGACCATTGGCTTGACAGAACAGTAGTTTGCGCTCATCAGCATCATAAATAAAGTTAGTATGAGTTATACCCAACCACTTAGTAATTCTTAAAGAACCGTCCTGTAGTGGTGTCTTAGTATCAAAAGCATATATAATATCAGCACTTGGAAAGTACAGTAAATAGAAAGCAAAGTTAGGGCAGTACACAGATTTAATGTTAGTGTCTGTACCTTCATTCTCTACTAGCGTAAACAGGTCATCACGTATGTTTTTAGACAAGTCTCTTAGTGGTTGTGACTTCTCTTGGATAGTTCTACCTAGAGACCTAACACCTGTAGAAGACAAGAACATAATATCATCGCCAACATTCTGTATGGTGTTGTGAGATATACAACCAATACCTTCAATAGTTTCTACTAAAGAAAGTGTAGTAACATCAAAACTAGCCTCAAAGCTATCTCTATCTTGAAACAACATAATAGAGTTCTTACAAAATACTACTAAGAAACCGTTGTGTGCGCCTAACCCAGTAATAACATCACTGTTCTTAGCGAACGTACCAGCTATGTTTAGTTGTCCTGCACTACCTGAACCCCACTTAGAACCATCTAGTAGGTCAGAGAAGTATACTACTGTTTTATTAGAGTTTGTGTCAGCAGCCCATAAACGCCCATATGCAGACATAACTATGTTAGCCTGTGGTGGTGTACCATCATATCCAGTAAAAGTGTCTATAGACTTAAACTCGTCCGTTGTAGACTCATTTGTATATACTAAAGGCTTGTACCCTAGTTGAAAGAAGTAAGTCCTGTCATTGAGGCTAGCAGCAGTCCAGTTACCAGCAGATATAGTATCTGTTGTACTAGGAGTAATAACCTCTAAGTTACTATACCCTTTGTAAAAGGTAGTAGCGTTCCAAGATAAGTTTCTTTTAACCCCAGCTAAATCAATAGAGATGTGAGTACCTAATAGGTTGACACCATTGTTAGCATCATTAACACCACCCAGTTGAGTTGTACGATACGACCAGCCCTTACGACTACCTAACCTACCATACTTGTCTATTACACAGTTATCGGCTTGTAGAGCAAAGCCAGCTTCCAAGGTTACACCAGACTCTTGAGTATTAAGACCAAAGAAACCGGGAGCTACGATTGATGCAGGTTGTAAAGGTTTAGCCATTATAAGTCACCGTACTAGAAGTTTCTTCCACAGTTAAAATACAACTAACACCAGTAGAACCAGCATTACCTCTTATTTCATAACCAGCTTCTAACATTACATAGCCACCATCTTGTTTAAGCTGTATAAAATCTCCAGAGCCTAAAGACTTAGAACCTAATACAACTATATCTACATCATTAGATATCTCTAAGTGTACGTTAGAAACAGTAGAACCAGTACCATTAGATACAAATGCTAGCACCCATTTAGCTTTAGTGTTAGGTGGTACAGTGTACAGTAACGCTGTACTATCAGTAAGAGCTGCAGTAGTTAGGTTTTCTGTTAGTATACTCTTAGCCCGCATTATGGAGCCACCCAGATAATTTCTTCGGGGTGCTTACCACAGTCCAGTGTGATAGCATCTGATAAAGCACGTTCTGCTATAGCGTAAGCAGTAACAGGATTAACACCACCATCTTCACCACGTTCCTCAATAGCCATAGCATACGCTAATAACTCTACAGGTTTAGCTGGAATTTGAATAGTATCTGCTTCTGCCTCTAAGTCAGGTTGGCGTTGTACTATGTTAAACCGTAATGTATAAGTATCATCAGGTATAGGGTATAAGTCTACTTGAGTATCTCCATCAGAACTAATACCGTTAAAGCTGTAATAGTAGGGAGAACCTGTAGCTGGGTCAGAGTTTAAGAACAACCCATTAAAACTGTGAGCCTCTTTATATTGAAGGAAGAAATCATCAGTATCATTAATTACATCTAACACATCAAAGTTGTTCTGAGTACCATTTAACTCATAACTAAAAATACCAGACGTAGTAGTTGCCGTTAGCGTAGTACGTAAAGCAGACCATTTCCATGCTTCCTCCACAACTTGTTTAGCGTCATTAACGAATACACCGATAAGAGCAGAGTAAGGGGTTTCTTCTACAGACGTAACTGTCCTCTCTCTTAATCTCTTTAGGATTTTATTTACTGTTTCTAAATAAGTCATAGTTATTATTTACTTCCTAAAATAAATTTTATTTATTGTATCATATTTTGAATAGTTTGTCAAGTCTTTATTTAACTTTATTTCTTCCAGTTAGCTAAACCCTTGATTCCAAAGGAAGCTGCTATGGCGGCTGCTAGAAAACCTTTGTAGTATTCTGGCATAGAATTTAAAACTGCGAAACCCTCTTGAATGTAGGGTACTAAGCTGGGAATAAAAGCACCAATCATAGGTATAGAAAGAACAATAACAAACCACTCATCCTTCCATGATGTCTTACTACCTTCAGCCATCATCTTTTCCCAGTTCTCTTCGGACTGCATAGCCTTAATTTTTACTTCCTGTTTAACTTTAACTTCTTCTGCTTTACCTTGCATCCATGTGGTAGCTAGTCCACCAACAATCTGAAGTAGTTGTATCATAAACTTTTCCTATTAAAATACAAAGTTAAAAGAAACACCAAAGGTATAGGTTACTTGTGTTGCGGTTACATAAAAACTTACTGTCACTTATCTGCCTTGTTATCTAGTTTGTCTTCGATACGGTTAAGAGTATCTTTAATGTCAGCTAAAGCTATTTGAAAATCATCGCGTCTAAGATATACGTTAGGTATGTTTCTTTCTATCTGCTGAATGTCCAACCTTAATCTGCTGATAGCATCCCATACTGCTCTTAGATACCAGCCAACAAAAATAGATATAAGAGCAAAGGTTGCGTTAAATAAATCTTGGAAGTCCATAACTAAGCCTTGTAGAAAACAGCAAAGGAAGC